CCTATCTCTTCTCTCACCATAGGTGCGATATCAAAGGATACATCAGTACCTGCAAACACATCTCTAAATAAAGTGTAGTCAGCAGTAGATGGTCTACTACTTCTACTCCCTGCCCATACATATATCTCTAAGGTGATATCAGTTATAGAACTTGCAAGGGCAGAATAGTTTGCCGTTACATATATAGGGCTTCTTGCTCCTACTAATTGGTCTGGTGCTATTACACTCATATTATAAGTCTTGTAATATGTTATCTAAATCATCATCTAAGCCTCTCAAAATCTCAAGAGGTAACTTCTCAAACTCTAACGCAAATGGGGCAGTAAAGAAGTTGCTCTTAGGGATACCCTTTCTGTATATGCTTCGTGATATTAAAAAGGTAGCACTATCTATATTGGCTTTTGTCTTAGGTATAAACTTGCCTGTCTTAAAGTCTCGTATCTTAAACTTATTGTTGGTTACCATCCTTCTTATAGCACCCATATTAGGGTACTTGTTGGTAAAGCCAAATCTTGAGCCTCCTTGTACTTTGTACTTGACACCATCAACACCCTCATCTATGTATTGACCATAGTCTAACATCTCAAAGAACATCTCGTAGTTAAAGCCACTTTGAAACTGCCCTTTAGTATTTCTATTCTGCTTAACTAATAGATTGAAGTCTATGCTATCTTTTAGCTTACCTGAGAACACTTGTCTCCTTCTACGCTTCTTACCATCATTGAAAGTGATAGTGCGTGTAGCACCAAGATTTAACTTCGCAGCTTTCACAACTCTTCTACCAAACTGCTCAAGCACCTGCTTCATATGTTTCGTGCTTATGGACAAGTGGTAATAGTATTTGCTATATCAATAGATAAGGTAAGATTCCAACCTACCAATAGATTCTCAAACCTATCCTCAAAAGGCTCACAAGTAGGTTGTCCGTTGAGTTGGTATTTGTCTTGCATCAAGTCACCTCTTTTAAGATGTGATATAAGATCGTTAGCTACCAGAAGTTGCGTGTTTAAGATATCGTGCCTATTGTCAACACCATAGAATATCTCTGCCTCTTCTCTTGGGTCATCCTTACTCACATCTGCTACATCCATAAACAAGATGCTCATATTGTAAGTGATGCCAATATCGTTAAATGTCACATTGTTTATCATAATATGTGACAAGGGGAATATAGTCTGCTTGTTGAGGTCAACCTCAAAGATATCACCCTCAGTAACTGTGTTGACTTGAGAGTTAGCAATGAGGTGTTCTCTAATCTTTGTTGTAATGTCGTAGAAACTCATAATAGGTTAACCTCTATGAGCGAAAGGTGTTTAAAAAGAAAACCCCTCCGAAGAGGGGCTTGTGTTATTTATGATATTTCTATTGTTGTGATATCAATACCTTTATTTTTTGCGTGGTTTAGTATTTGTAATGCAAAAGGCATTTGTTGTGATAGTGGTACACCTGCTTCTTTACATTTGTTTTCTAAGTAATTTAATTGTTCCGTAGTAGTCATAATAGTTGTTTTGATTTCTATAGTGCTAATATATAAACAAAATAATTAACAAACCTAATGTTTCAATAATTTTTTTTCTACATCACTCTTCTCCTTGTCATATACAAGTTTAGTAAGGCATTGTGATAGGGGTAACATAGTGATAGTATCGTACCTACTAACATCACCTCCTGCAAGGTGGTCTACACTACCATACCATCCCCACTTTCTACTGAAGTTAGCGGAGGCTGAGAGATTAAGCTCTCCTTCTTCCCCTCCTCCAAAGAGGTCTGGGTATCCTTCAATAATTTGTTGCTTAAACGATAAAAAAAAAGCGTAGCACCTAAAGCTACATCTAATGGAAAGTCTGCATAACCATCAGTACCCTTGTAAGGTTCTATCTCATACAGGTCACCCTTCTCCTTTACAATAGGTCTATACAATACCCCTACGGTCTTATGTAATTGTTGCATATCACTTAGGTAGCTATCAAGATCAATGTACTCTCCAAAGCTCATCTCTTCAAGGTTGGGTACAAAACCATATTCCTTGCCTCTAAAGGACAATCTCTTTACAAGTGGATGCTTACCACCTACGATAGATAATATGTGTTGAGAGATGTCTAAGATGTCCTCTGCTTTCATTGCATAGGCTACCTTCAATGGTATGTTAGCAAATAGTTCAAGAGCCTTGAGTGTCATAAAGGTTTCATCTCCTTCTACCTTTAGAAACTTTTGGTACTGCTCTACCGTGAGTTCTCTTGCGTTCTCTGGAAGGATAACCTTTACCTCCTTACCTGACTGCGTATCTACCATAGTTCGGTCTGCTTAGTTTGTTATATGTTGCATACCTCAACGCATCTATAGCGTGGTTAAACGCATCTATAGGTTTATTGAGTAGCTTACCATTCTTATCTTCTACCCACTTGTAGTTTCTCATCTCCTTGACAAAGTTAACACCTGTAATATGTAGCTTATACCTCTTGAGCATATCAATACCTGCATTGATGCTATCAGCACCTTTCTTAGTAGGCTTGATATTCCAACCCATCCTGTATAGTTCCTCTATAGATTTAGGCTCTGCACTATCTGCAAATATCTCTGCCCTACGATCTATCCCTAATGCTTTCATCTTCTCACTAATATCCCTATTCGTTAGGTTCGTTTCGTATAGAAGTTCTTTTGCAAAAAGATTATTATCGTGATGGTATACCGCAACGAGAGTAGTCGGGTCATTAGTAAAACCAAAGTCCATACCATACGAGAGGAGTTTAGCCTGTTCGGGTATCTCCTCTTCCATAAATGTAAAAATTGTAGCCTTGCTTTGACCTCTCTCTCCCAAACCGTATATGCGCCAATAATCCTCATCGGTAGATTGTAGTCTCTCAATCTCCTCCACAATACTATTATCCAGAAAAGGGTTATCCAAGTAAGTAGATTTGATAAAGGTGACATCATCTCTCGTGAGTAACCTGTCGTATATCCAATGGAAGTCATCGGAGGGGTTGTAATCAATGTATATCTTGTCTGTGGTTCTAACGAGTAATTGGAAGAAGTCTTCCCAAGTAAGTTCGTTTGCCTCGTTACAGAATAGATAGTGCCTCCTTGCACCTCGTTTCTTTTGAGGTTGGTCAAGTGACACGAACTCAATGATGTTACCATTAAGCCTATATATGTGTTCGGATTTGTTATGATACTTCTCATCATAGAGTTTCATATTGCTTAGTATCTCAATGAAGTCTCTCATCGCAGTCATCTTGAGAGAGGGTAGAGACTTTCTTACAATAGTAAAGACCTTACCCTTTTCGGATAAAGCCAATACAATGATGAGTTGAAGTAGTGAGTATGTCTTTCCAGAACGAGTACCTCCTTGATTTACTACAATCTTGGTAGGTGCATTATAGTTCCTTTCAAATATCTCACTCGTTTTTATCGCTACGCTTGACAATCTCTATCTTAACTTCGTTAATCTCTTCATCAGTTTCTATCTTGTTCTCAACCCTTGCAAGTTTAGGAGTGGTATACTCTGCCATTTGGTTGAGTATCGTTAGAGCCTTCTCTGGGTTGTCTGCTGCAACCTCAGTTAACCATAGGGTCATATTCTCTAAGTTATCCTCTACGAGCTTTGTAAAGGCTTCTCTAATCTTGTTGGTGGTTTTATTAGCAGAACCTTTAGGTCTGCCGTTAGGGTTACCACTTTGTCCTTTATTGAATTTACTCATTCTGTATTAATCTGTTCTTTACAGGTTAACCTACTTTTCTTCCTTTCGTTTCTTAGCCTCTTCTCTAAAGAGTTTCTTAATGGTTTGAGTGTTGGCTCTACGAGCTTGTCTATTCTCTCGTGTAGGTGCTTCAGGTAGTTCTATGAAGTTCTTTACGAATGCTTGTTCATCTCTTGATAGTTGTCCTCTCATATGTATTTGTACGAGTAGTTCAAAGAGGTTGTTTAGGTTGTTACGATTGATGAGTACATTAGCACTCTTACCTGTATCACTCATTCTTCTTAGGCTTTATTTTTTTAAGTACATCATTTGTTATCTCTATGTGGCTAAAGTATGCTTGAGCATTAGTACCGTATGCGTACTTCTTGCGTTCTTTACTTGTCATATTAGCCAATGCCATATATTCAGTTAACCTACCCATTAGAATTTAATTAGTCTCAGTCTTCTTTGGTACTTGCGTATAAGTAATGCTGAGTTGGTTAATTGGTTTTGTAGTTCTGGAGTCCATCCGAATCTACTTGCTTGTATAGACATATTTACATTGTCTATCATTAACATATCAAGGTACTTCTGTACTTCTCGTATGTGTCGTGTCTTGCGAAAGTATGATTTAATCATTTTCTATTCCGTTTTGATCCCTATCTCTAAGGCATAGTTCTATAATAGTCATTGGCTTATCACAACTCATAATATATTTATTGTAGGGTGTGCATATACATAGAGTAAAGCCATAATGCCTAACGCTAATGTAACTAATGTAAACATACCTAAAGCAAATAGTACTCGCCTTTCTTGTTCTTGTGTCATCTCTATTTGGTTTTATTTGTCTATCACTTTATTGAATATATGATAGACAAACAGTATTAATGTGCATCCGTGTACTTCAAAATCCTCACTCATCTCTCTTTGGTTTTAATTGTTTCGTTGTACCAATCTTCAGCAGTATTGTATGGAAAACTTCCTTCAATAATATACTGATACTGCGCATCACCTCCTTTTATATAGGCATCACATAATCTCTCTCTCTCTCTTTCTCAAGCAGTGCTTTCTTATTGGTCTTTAGGTAATCAAGTACAGCCATTGCTACTCTCTGCTCTGAATCAAAGGTGTGTAGTAGGTCGGTTGTATAGTTTAGTAGTTCTTGCATTGGTGTTTTCATAAGATAAATTTATTTATCGGTGAGGAGTGCAACGACTCATCTCTCTTTGGTGTTAAAGGTTAAAAAAGACCCCATTAACTGCGTGTACTTTGCAGAGCCTACTTCGCCTTGTTCTTATGGGTAAGGGGTGGGGTCATCTCTTAAATATCTATTTCAAATTTAGGCGTTGGTTTATCAAGCCATTGTATAGGGAAATTCAAAACTTCCATAACCTTAAACAAAGTGTCTTGGCTTATGGTCTTTAAGCCTCCTTCAAAGTTGCTCAAATTACTTTGGTTCAATCCTTCCACCTCTTTGCAAAGTTTGGTTTGCGTATAGCCTCTATACTCTCGTGCTAACTTGAGTTGCTTTCCTCTATTCCAATCTACTTTGTTATAGATTACTTTCATCTCTCTTTGGTTTTATGCGCCTATTTTTAATAGGTTGCGCCTATTTTTCTTTGGTGTTAAAGGTTTCTATTTTCTTTACGCATCCTCCATACGAGGTAGCCGTTCCACGAAAATACAACAATCGCAGATATAATCCAATCTATTAAGCTCATTTCTTTTGGTCTTTACCTAGCCACCAAAGAATAACCCCCGTAGACAATCCTACGAGGGTTACAAAGGTGTAATACTTAATTAACAGAATCATTACTTACCGCCTAACTTCATCGGAACAGCAATAGCAGTAGTCCCATCAAGAACAACACCACAACCGATAGCGGACTTCTTACCGCCTTTAGCATAGCCCATAGCGTAAGACTTGTCATCTATACCACAACCAACAGCCATACCGAACACACGGGTATTAGCACCAACGTGGTAGTTTACGTAGAAGTCTGTATGATAGTGTCCCGTGACCGTAGATTGCATATCACGAACACAAGCAGTCTTAGCCTTGCCCGAGCCATCTCCGTGAGTGTAACGCACTCCATCTAGATAGTAGTCCATCATAAATTCCCACTTAGGAGTCTGTAATACTTCTGAGATATCACGTAGCCATTCAGCAGGAAGTCCACTAGTCTGTGCTTTACGCATGATTAGTCTATCGTGGTTACCCCACAGAACAACAGCATCGGGAAAAGCCTTGTAATAAGGCGCTAACTTTTTGATAGCGAACTTAAGTTCCTCTCCACCTCCCATGCCGTTAGCATCGGTCTCATGGTAAGAGGAATAGTGATTATCGATGACATCACCAATGAATACAACCTTGTTGCAGTTATAACGCTCATACGTTTCTATGCAATGGTCTAGATAACCATTCAAATCGAATGGAGCATGAATATCTCCAATAACTAGAACTCTGTTGTCCTTGCTGTTGAAATACTCGAAGTTCTTTTTCTTAGCGCCACCTAAACGTGGTCGGAATGAATTTTTTTCTTTTTTCATGATAGATTAAATTAAAATGTTTTGATTGTAAAATTAGTGTCTGTGTTCTCGTACATTAACTCTTTGTCATTTGTAGAGCCTTTTCTTGGTTTAAACTGACCTCCCCAACGGATTATACCCTTTAAGTCTGTCACTTTTGCATACTTGATGCCATCGCTATACGCCCATACTATATATACATTGGGGCACTTGCGTTCGTTTACATACTTCTGAAGAGCAGTTAGCTTCTTTATTGCTACAACGGGAGTGTGTTTGTCATAAACAGACTTAACTTTCTTAACCCCTTTTATCTCAACGTAAGCTACGTTCCTTCCTTCATGCTCTCTACTACTTATAGCGAAGTCTATCTCATTAGGAGGAAGTTTCTTGGGAAAGAATCCCTCAGCTCCGCCTACAAACAAGTCTATCGCTCTCTTCTCTCTGTCAAGGTCTTCTTGACTTTCAAATCTTTTCGACATATCAGAATAAGTTTAAATACCATTGAATGGATATTAAATACCAAGTGATTATGGTTAAATAAAATCCCGTTTTTTTCGCGTTCTTTTTAGACGAAAAGAACTGAACCTCAGTAATGGTTGCGAATTGAATGAAAGATACTGTCATCCAAGCCACGCCAAACGCTTTTAAAAGAAGAAAAAGCATGCTTATAGGCCGTGGTACTCTTCAACAATGGCTATAATGCCTTCTAACTCGACCTCTATAGCTTTTCTTGTTAGGGATGTTTCTCTCTTGGTTTCCGTTAGGTCTGTCCCTGCATCAGCTAACGAATCCTCTAATTCATATAGATAGGTTGTTATTCTGTCAATGGTTCTTGTTTGAAAGTCTGTTACTTCTAGTTTAGTCAAACAACTTGGGTTTTCTTTGCTCATCTGTAATGATTTTTATTAGGTCATCTACTTGACCTTGATTTTTTGGTACAAATACTTGATAGTCCTCCATGTCACTTTCTTTTAAGTGCTTTAGGAATAACTTAAATCTCAATGGGAATGAATGATTACTTGGCACAAATCCTTTAGTCTCTATCACAAATTTGTGAGTATGGCTAACGAAGTCGGGAGTGTAGGTGATAGCCCTAACAGTCTTACCCGATTTGTCTGACAACTCTTTCTTCTTTGGTGAGGATGATAGATAAGTACCTTGAAACTTGAAAGAGGGGAGTAGTTCAAACTTCTCGCCCTCGTATTCAAATTCAATCCCTTCTTCCTTTAACTTGCTATAAGTGTATGCCTCAAGATTAGAGGCGAACGTGATTCCATCTATGGTTTTCTTCTTAGATTTAACCGCGCCTTTCTTTCTGCTAAACTTTCTCATACACCTAACATAACAGATTAAAACACATTCTGCAAGTCTCCTTGAGGTATCTCAGTCTGAATCTGTTTGCCTTGCTCTGTGGTGAACAAGTCATCAAATAAAGTCTGTCCACCTATAGAGAATGCAGTCATCGAACTATTAAGTTCAAACATCAGAGGCTCTTGCCAACCCGTAGGTCTACCGCCCGTTTCAACCTCACGAACCTTTCTCATGTGGAACTCCATAGTTCTACGCATCTGTGGTTCGGGGTGCTGAATCTTTCTGTGGAATGTACCGAATGCATCTGCACGGTTCACGAAAAGACCACCGCCTTCTGTATCCTCAGCGAATGGAGCTATAGGAAGACCATCTTGACCTTTTCTACGTTGTGCCTCTGTTACTGCGTGAGTATTGAGCCATAGCGCAATGTCATGCTTGTTTGCAAAGGTTAAGAACTCACTAGCCGCCTCGTAGTGGTATTGGTGCACACCGATTTGGTTACGTCCACTCAAGTCAATCTTCAAGGAGTTGTAAGGGTCAATGAAGAACGCATCAATGCCTCCGTTTTGAATCATCTTCTCAGCGAATATAATCAAGTCATAGTAAGTGTACACCTGCTTGTTGCTGATTATAACGAAGTGCTTGTTTACCCACTCGTAAAGATACTTACGCTCATGGTAAGACATCTTCTCGAGTCTCTTGTTTCCTGCAAACTGCATTAGCTTAGACTTGATAGATGCTGTCTTGTTCTCCGCAGAGTAGACTAACCATTTCCAACCGTGTCTCATAGATGCGTTAACCATCATGTAAAGAGCCATAGTAGTCTTACCGACATTGGAGTGACCATTGAAGATAAAGAACTCTTTCTTGTATCGGAAGTGCTCATCTAAACGAGCGTTACCCGTTGTTAGACCTAGCTGAAGTTTACCTTCTGCAAGTGCATTAATCCAAGCCATATCTTCGTCATCACTTGAAACGAACGACATGTCAGTAGACTCGATTAACTCAGAGCGCTGAACCTCATTCTCAACATCCATGACCTCACGAATAGGCAACTGCTTACCTTGTTCGATTCCATCTCGGATAGTGTTACGAGCAGTGTCCATTGAGTCCACATCGTGACGAGCAATCTCTCTTTCAAGAATACGGATAGCTTCAGCTTCCTCCATGCGACCTGCACCAATGTATCCCCCAACGAGAACAGAAGCCTTTAAAAGAACTGCATGTTTCTCGCCTTCTTGAGCCGTACGAATCATACGACATGCGATATTTAGTTTTTGGTAGTCTGTAAAGTCTCCTTCTAGAATTGTAGCGTTAGCATTCTTGTTAGCGCCTTCGTCCGATAGCATACCTCCAAAGGTCTGTGCATCGTCCTTGATACAGATGTGCTCATCCCAAGACTCAAAACAAGCACGAGACTCATTAGCACCCGATGAATCAAGTTCTAGGTTGTACTGCTTGTCAAAGTATTGTTGTAACGCACGGAAGTGGTCACGATGTCTTTCGGGATTACTGATACGAACCAACGCCTTTAGACCATCTCCACTTGGTGACACCCAACAAGCGAGTATATGGTCATCCGTACATAGAATGTTTTTGTAAGCCTCGACATCGATGTGGTCAAAGTCTAAGATTACCAAACCACTATGAGAAATCATTTGGTCATCCTCACGGGATGTAAACTCACCCGAGAAAAGAACTACGGGTAAATCAGTCTTGGCTTTCTTGTCCCCCGAGCGTACTGCTTCTATAGTATCCTTGCTCGAACCCTCCGCTATGCGTTTCAACGCTGAACTGAGAGTGATGTGGTAGGGTTTGTCTGTCTTGAACACCGACTGAAACATAGTTACCCTTGGTTCTGATTTCTTTGCCATCTTGTGGTTGTTTTAATTCTTTATAAAATTCTTCTCCTTCAAATGATTCATCTCCTTGAAGATGTCTTTCCAATGCTCCAAGTGCTCTCCATGCAATTTTAGCAAGGTTTAGCGTTCCATCTTCATCGTACTCCTCACCCGAAGCGAGGTCAACAAGGTGTCGTGTCAGACTCCCTAGTTCATCCTTGGATTTGCTCATATCCCAAAAAACGGGAGCGTCTCCATTGTGTTGTTTGTTTGATGCTAGACTGCATCTTGAAACCTCTCTCAAGGCGTTTGGAAAATACCTTAACACACCTTGAAAGATTGGCGTGGATTTTCGTTCTTCGTTAGTCATTTCTGAAAGTGTTTATTACGTTATACAATATATCTATAGATGTATCCGAGTCAAACTCTTCTAGGAACTCTATAATAGAAGCCTCAGCGCTAACAGACTTACTTGTCTTTAGACTGCCTTGGATGTTAATGTATCCATCCATCTGCTTGAAGATAAGTGCCCATTTATTGACCTCATCTATATAGTGAGCGCTCTTAGTCTGTATTCCGTTCTCAACCGCATCACACGAGTTGTACATAACGGTTCTATCCCAACTTGTCCACTCACTTAGCGTTTGATAGTGTATATGGAATTTCGTATTGAGTATGTAGAAAAGCGTTTGCCTCGGCACTAGCACGTTCCGTTGCCTTGTTCTTGTCATCGGGTCTACTGAGAACTCTGTTTCGTATTGCTTTACGAGTCTCTCGAAAATCGGTTTTGTCATTCTCATACTTGTCGTATTTAAATTTAAGTTTCTTTACATTGCTATTCTGTCTCTGCCTTACGGCTTCTGTGCTTATGCCTATAGCTTCTGCAATATCCTTACGAGACATGTCTGTTAGAGTCATCTCGTAGACTGCATACCCAACATCATCAAGAACCTCTTGAGCGTATTCCTCAATTAAGTCTAAGGTGTTGTCATAGGGAATGCTTTCTGCTTTAGCCATCTGTATGTAAGTGCGAAGACCATCTTCATCTTCAGAACCAATAAAGTCACTCTCGGGTCTAATATCTTGAGAGTTCTTCTTGGCTGAGTTCCATTCAATCATTCGATAAATACCACGTAAGACATTCATTTCAACGACTGAATACAAGTGTAGGTCATCCTCGAACTCGTACTCGGAGTTTACAAGGCGCATGACAGACTCTATTGCAAAGAACCTCGCTGACTCTACGTCATCGTCATTCCTAAAGAACATTCCGTTCTTCCGTGCCACAAAGTGCATGAATCGGTTATCCGAGGGAAAGTACTCTATTAGTTTACTTGAGTTTAATATCATTGTCATCAAAATTAGAATCGTTATAGTGAAAGGATTTTGATACCACCATTGAGTCTATCACTTTAGTGACCCAAAGGTTGTTAGGAGTCTTGTATCCTACAGACTTAATACCGAAAGCCTTAGCTTTTAGTTCGACTATTAACCTTGCAGTTTGATTCATCTCTATTGCAGTCTTGCATACAGATACTACTTGAGTCTGTTGGACAATAAAACTCTTGCCCTTCTTGAATCTGTATTCTATCGTGTGCATCATTACGTCTCTCATCTTCATCGAATTTAATTTTTTCATCGTCTGACCATTCTTTGAACTTATCCCATTCGGGTTTGTCCCAACCTCTAGAGTCTAACTCCAAGGATAGAAGCTCAACGTACTGCAAGTCTGCTATAGAAAACTGCCCGTATATATACGTCATCCAATATGCGGACTTCATCTCTAGTTTTAACTCCTCGTCACCCATGGCCTCTATTGTGTCTATAGTCTCTTGACTACATCTCGCAAAACTAATCAGTCCTGCGTGTCCGTTACTTCCGTTTTTGAGTATGTTACTTGCTAGTTCTCTATTCATTTTTCTGTGGTAAAAATTCTACTGCCCAACGATAAACTATAATCTCCGCAATGTCTACTAAGGATATCTCATCTCCGTTCATTTTGGCTTTGACTTTCTCTGTGTTCAAGAGAATAACATTATCCCCTTGTTTGTCGAAAAGGGATAGTAATAAAAAATCCGCACATAAACAACATTTTTGCAGATTAATTTTACTGCTTAGATGAGTTCCATAAACCTCAACCTTGTTCTTGCGTTGACCTTCAATCCAAAAGGTCGTGTCTGTTATCTCGCTAACCTCGCCCATACCTTCCGAGTACAGATGCATAGCTAATACTTTAGTTAATGCTTTCATAGTTTATTTTTTAGGGTCAGAAGCATCATAAACTAATGCTAGAAGTAGTATTACAATTATCGTCATCATAGTTCTGTCAGTTTCATTGTTTGTAAATCTGTACCCATGCCTCCGTAGTTGGTGACTCTGTTTAGGCTTAATCCATGTCCGTGCTCGTCTTCTAGTACTTCCCATACTTCACCACCAATCATTAAGGTGTCTCCGATTCTTTCTGTTTGGAAAGCGTAATCGGTTTGGAAGTTAAACCCAAGGATAGGCACGGGTTGGATAGTGTCGTTAACCAAGGTGTACATAGTTCCGTAATCGAACATGATTGTACATAGGTCGTAGAGAGCCGTGTCTGTGCTAGGCAGGGATGTAAGGTATCCCGATACGTATACAGAAGTAAGGCTAACATTGTAGCTACCATTAATTGTATTTAGTTCGTGTTGTACGATAGGTTCTTTTTCGCATGATGCAAAAGCAAACAGACTAAGTAATACTAATTTCTTCATTGTAGTTTAATTTAAGATTAGAGCGGAGCGTGGAGTCGAACCACATTGACCATCCTCCGCATAAAAAACCCCACTCCGAATGGAGCAGGGCTAGTATATTGATTAAGTCTGTGACTTAAAAGGGAAGGTCTCCACCTGCCGTTGCGTTTGCTTGGCTTGGTGCAGGAGCGCCTTGTGACTGAGCATAAGACTGAGACTGCTGAGAGCCTTGTCCGTTGGCTCGTGGGTCATAGACTGAACAGATGTTGTATGTTCCGCTCTTGTCTTTCTTTTCTCCCGACTTAATCGTTAGATAAACTCGTTTTGTTTCCTTACCCGTAAGATATTGCTTTAGGTCATTGAGTTCCGCTTCAGTAAATGAAATGCGTACCTCTGTACGTGGAGCGTTTGTAAATCCTACTAGTGGGTTGTTGTTTTGGTAATCAGACATAATTGTTTTGAATTAAATTAAATTAGTTTTTTAAGTATAAAGAATGCTTTCAATGAAAACAAGCGGATAGGTTTATTTAACCATTAAGATATTATCGAATACCATTTTGTGGTTTCGATAGATAGTGATGTCGGACTCTGTTTGCCCGATTGTCTGTATCATGTGTCGGATGTTTCTGTCACTGAATCCCTTCTGCGGAAGTCCGATAGACATGAATAAGGTCTCTAGCTCTACTGAACTACGTCCCGAGCCCGTCATGTAGTAAACGAACGACTGCTTGATGTTAGTCTTCTCTCTTGAGCCATTTGGTACAGTTAAGTCCACCTTTAGTGTTTTTAGTGACTCGACTAGGAATTGTGTTTCGCTCTTGGAGAATGAACGCTTAGAAGTGAACAGACTACGTAGATAACGGAGTAAAGATTTGAATTTAAGTTTCATGTGAATTGAATTAGATTGAGCCTTGTACGGCAAATGAAGAAGTGTCCTTTGGTGATTCTATCAACCACTCGCTGATGTTCCCAACTGCATCGTAGAACTTGCGCTCTCCGCTTGCTAGAGTCTCGTCAGTAGCTTTAAATAAACCACATGTGTATGGCTTATCTTTAGTCTGTACCAACCAATAAAAGTCGTTGATTCCATAGACCTCGCAATAAATCCATGCTTGTAGGTCATAGTTGTAATCACGAACATCCCACTTGAATTGAGACAGACTACGTGATGAAGTCTTGACATCGGTGATGAATCCATCTCCTAAGACATCTAAGAAGCCTCGTACGGGCACATCTCCTATCCAAGTATTGAACTCTTCTTGAGCGCTACCTTGAATGAATCTGTCTAGCTTTACAATCTCTCCCGTTTCGTAGTCAATCACCTCTGAGTTTCGTAGTCTACGGCACATAACCTTAGCTACATTGTGCTCGACTTGTGTGATTAACTCTTTGCCCGTTTGTTGTTCTGCTTTCCACTCTTTGTACTTTTTCGTAGCACGTGGATTCTTACCGCCAATCTCAGAGCAAATCTCATCATCTTGTAGGACAACGTATCTGTCCCAAGTGTTCTCGGGAGTCAGTAACAGACTATCGAAGAATCCGCCGAACGTGAACGCTTTAGAGGTCTTTCTGAGTTCTCCTTTCATGTTCAACTCCCAAGCCATCATGTCAAAGTCTTTGCTACCCGTTATAGCATACTTCAACGAGGAAGCGGACACATGTCCTTTCCCCGTTTTGTCCATTATTGCTTTAGCGAAATCCATTAACCTACGAACTTCTTAAGTGCTCCGAGTTGTTTCTCACTTGCAGTCGCTCCGTACTTAGTCTTGACCATCTCGAACGCTTGGTTCTTGTCTGAAGCACCCTTTATATATTCTATCGCTTTCCCGAACCAATCACCATCATCACTTTGAGACGTTGCAGGTCTGCTTGAGGCGGTCTGTCCGTGAGTATTGGTTGCATCTGCATCCTTGGTGTCATCGATAAGTAGAAGTCCGTTCATAGCGTACTTACGAGCATAAGAAGATGAAGAGCCGAACGACTGAGCAATGTCCATACCTTTTCTGTTAGGGTCAACACCTGCTTGAGCAGATGAGGATACAGAGTCAGTGCCATCTGTAATCGTTGCAGTAGACGTGATGACCACCATACCTGCTAATTCTTCAACAGAGTCTGTAATAGACATTGTTAATCCGTTTGCAGATAGCAAAGGTTTTACCGCCTCGAGGATGTCCTCAGCAGAGCGATAGTTGTATTTACCGAAATTATTGCGCTGATTCTTTGGCGCTTTCAGTTGGGATTGCACTTGGATAAGTGCTGAATTTAATTTACTCATATAGTTGTTGTTTAGTTACACTTTTAATATACCGACCATCGGCAGTTGTTACAAGAAAGAAGTTTGAAAAATTAAAGACTTGGCTATTTTTGTTGCTCTGTCTTCAGTGAAGCCAACACTATCAATTTCACCATCAACAATGTCTCTTTGAAGTATAACTCCGCGACCTGCATAGACGTGCTGTCCTAGCCTCTCTCCATCGGCATCTTGCACTTGGAATACTCCAACGCTATCAGCTCTTCCATTTACGAACCCTTCCTCATCTACATAAAGTTCAAGTGAGTCTGTTAACACACTTAGTTCAACGCAGTCGCAGTCGATAATCGAATACAACTCTTGAATACCAACGCTACCTCCTTGAAGTGGTTGGACTGATACACCCACGCTTGGGTCTACTACTACGGCATACTGCCCTACTTCTTTACTCATCTTCTTCTGTTATTAAATTAATTACTTCTATATCTCCCCAATACAAACTAACAGATTTGTAGTCTGTAAACAAGAAGTTCTCAATACCTTTTTCAAGATTCTCATTCCATATTTCTATGGTAATGTCATCCATCACGGACATAACCGCAATGTTATTCATAACTGAATAGTATATCTCACCCTCTGCTATAACCTTAGTAGAACCAACGTCATCTTCATAGGTCACTAAGTCAACAGATTCAGATTCTGTTATTCTGTAGGTATCTACTCTTAGGTTGTTTATCCTACTCATCTCTTAATTCATTTAAGTTAAACACTTCGATAGCAGTGACTCCTCCATCACCCCAATTCATTCTCTGTTCCTTGTCAATTCTTTCGGATACTTGATTAGCAACAGACTCATCATCAAAGACTCCTATGGTATCGGAAGTGTACTGACCCGTTCTTCTGTTGGGGATTAGCAGTTTGATTACAAATAGTTTCATGTATTATTAATCTTTGA